GCTGTAAGAATAGAAGGAAGCACTAATAACAGTGCTGGTGTTTGGACAGGTTTAGGTATTGGAGGAGAAGCTAATAATACCAAATCAGCTATTTTATTTGAAGATATTGGACAGACTTACTCAAGAGGTAAACTTCATTTGTGCGTTAACAATGACGCAAATCAAAACAGTGCAACTACTGCAGACGCTAAATTAACAGTAAGGAATGACGGCAACGTTGGGAGTAATACGACTACTCCTTCATATTTATTAGATGTTAGAGACGGAACTACGAGTGGTGCAATTGCAAGATTTTCTTCTATTAACGCTCACGTTATAATTGAATCAAGTACAGCAGGACCTGCTGTTTTACATTTTAAACCAAATGCAACAGGTAATAAATCTGGTCAATTTAAAGTAACAGCTGGAAATGGCTATAATTTTAGATGGAGTAATGATGCTGCTGGTACATCAGAGGTTACTTATATGACACTTGATACAAGTACTACAGGTGGGGGAGACTTAACAGTGAAAGGAGATGTAATAGCATATGGCGCGCCTTCTGATGAAAGATATAAAGAGAATATAAAACCAATTGAAAGCGCTTTAGATAAAGTAGAAAAACTTCAAGGTGTAACATTTGACTGGAAAGAAAGTGATAGTATATTAGATATAAAAGAAGATATAGGGTTTATAGCTCAAGATGTACAAAAGGTAGTACCAGAACTTGTTCGAGAAAATGAGGATGGTAAACTATCTTTAAGGTATCAAGGAATAACACCTATACTTTTAGAAGCTATAAAAGAATTAAAAGCGGAAATAGAAGAACTTAAAAAACAAATTAAATAATGGCAGTACCAACGTCAGGAGCATTATCTATGGAGTCTATAGCGCAAGAAGCGTTATATGGCACTTGGGGTTCAGGAACTATAACTGGACCAATATCTATGTATGATATGATAAATGGTGGAAACTCTCACGGTTCTGGTAATTCATACCCTACAGTAAACGATGACTGTACACCTAATCCAGTTGATAGATCTTATTACCAAATTACTCTAACAGAAGCTACTTATCCTTCTACTCCAAGAGTTACTGTTTACACAACAAGAAACCCTATTACAGGTTTAACGACAAATGATGTTTTATATGATTATGTAAATGGATCATATACAGCCTGGACAGGTGCTTCACAAACTAATTCATATTGGATATGGAGTCAAGGAACGTTCTTTGGTTGTCAAGACTGTCCAAATATTACAGTTAATTCATCTGGGGTAATAACTTCCGCTGGTTGTGCTTGTCCTTAAAATTTAAATTATGCCTATAGCTTATCCATATAGATTTTCAGATTGGTACGGATACGATAAAGACTGTGCAACATTAACATCATTTAGTTCTGGTTCAGGACAAACCGACGTAAAGTTTATATGTACGCAAATTGTGAATACAACTAAGTATCACGATGGTTCAGGTACAAGCCCTCAAGTAAATGATAATGTTTATGACAATGCTGCAGGAACAACAGCAACTTTCAATGGATACTATACGGTTGGAAGCGGTAGCAATATATTTTCTTATTATAGAGTAGTAAGCGGTGTTTGTACATCTGTTGGATTGTGCGCTCCATAATATATAATTAAAATTTGTATATTTGTACAAGTGAATTAATTTAAAAAAAAATCAATGGCAATTATTTACAAGTGGGACATCCCAGCAATGAATGCTCACATTCAATCAGAAGGACAAGACAACGTAATATACACAGTACACTATAGGTATACTGGCTCTGAAGAGTCTGGAGGTAAAACTTACTCATCAACTAATATTGGAACTCAAAGTTATACTTATGTAGCAGGTGAGCCTTTTACTCCTTATGAGGATACTGAGGCTTTTGAGAACGTAGTTATTGGATGGTTAGAGGGGTCTTTAGATGTTCCTTCAATGCAAGCAAATATAGCTGCAAGCATAGAGTCTCAAATTACACCAGTAAACGAAGACTTGTATTTTACTTGGCAAAGTCCAGAACCAGAACCACCTGTTGAAGAAACTCCAGTAGTACAGCCTTCAGATCCTGAGCAAGAAGAAGAGGAAGTTGTTGACGATGAATAAATAATATTTATTATATTTGTATATAAATTTAATTTAAAATAATCTAAAATGTCAAAAAATTTAACACCAGAAGAGTTACAGAATTTACAAGCTCTTAATCAAGAATTTACTCAAGTAAAACTAAAGTTAGCTGATTCAGTTTATCAACAAGTTTTATATACGAAAGACTTGGATACAATAAGAGGAAAGTTTTCGTCTGTTGAAAAAGAGTTGTCAGAAAAGTATGGAGCTAATTCTGTTATTGATTTAGCAACTGGAGAAGTAAAAGAAAATCAACCAGCTGAAACAGCAGAGGTTGTAGAATAAAAACAATATTTATGGCAAGAATTAGCAACACATCATCATATCCAATAATAACACCAGACGGTGCTGACTATTTTATATTGACTGATGCTGAAAATGACAATGCAACAAAAAACTGTTCTATAAGTAACTTACAATCTTACTTAGGAGTAGATACAGTAAAAGTTAGTGTTGCAATTTCACCAGCTAACTTGCAAGTTTTATCAACTCCATATACAATTATAGCCTCACCTGGTGAAGGATATACATATGACATTACAAATGTTTCTGTATTTATGGATTTTAACACTACTGTTTTTGATTTTTCTTCGGATGCTAGTTTAAAAATAGGATCTTATGTTGCTGGTACAATACCACAATCGATATTAAATTCAACATCAGATGTAGTGTATAAAATACAACCTGTTAGTGGCATATTAGCTGCTGACACACCTATAACTTTATCAGGTGGAAATGCTACAACTGGAGATGGTACTCTTTACATAAATATTACTTACAGAAAATTAAAATTAGATTCTACATTTTAATTAAATGGATATTAGAAAAATTTCTATAGGAGCAGACTATAAGTCTAGTGCTATGCATTATATAGCTGGACAGGAAGTTCTTGGGGGAAATTATAAAATTCATTTAATTCAAAAAGAAGTAAACGTTAACTCTTACAAAATTTGGATTGAAAAATCTAATGAAGTTTTTTTGTGGAAAGAATTTAATTCTAATATTCCTATTTCAATCGAATATAATATAAATTTCTAATGAAGTCACCTTTTTATTTCATTGTAAAACCTTACAATGGAAGAAGGTATGATAATATAAAAAAGATAGGGGATGTGAACTTAATAATGAGTTCATCCAAAGAAGATCATACCGTTTCCAATAGGTTTGCAAAAGTTGTCAGTACCCCAATAAACTACACGGGAGAAATTACTCCAGGTGATATTTTACTAGTTCACCATAATGTTTTTAAATTTTATAATGATATAAAAGGTCGTCAAAAAAGCGGTAAAAGTTTTTTTAAAGACGATTTGTTTTTTATAGAAGAGGATCAGTTTTTTATGTTTAAGCATAATGATAAATGGAAATGTCATTCTAAATATGTAATGATAAAACCAATATTAAAAAAAGATTCTTATATTAAAGGTTCTAATACTGAAGAACCATTAACTGGTATTATAAAATATATAAATTCTGAGCTATTAGAAAAAGGATTAAAGGAGGGTGATACTATTTGTTTTCAGCCTGAAAGTGAATATCCTTTTATTGTAGAAGAAGAAAAGCTATATAGAATGTTTACCAACAATATAACTATGGTTTTATAATATGGATGTTAAAGAAATAAAGTTACAAATAATAAAAGCTGGTGAAAAAGCTGTTATGCAACTTATTAAGGTTGCTGAAGAGCATATTATAAAATATGGAGAAGATGATGAATTAGCCGCTGATAAATTAAAAAATGCAGCAGCTACAAAAAAGTTAGCAATATTTGATGCTTTTGAAATACTAACTAGAATAGAGGAGGAAAAAAATTTAATAGAAGGAGTGAGTAAACCAAATAATAATACGTCTCAAGGATTTGCAGAAAGAAGATCAAAATAGCTTATATGTAAAGTTACCAAACTACATACCAAAAAGTATTGTTACAAATAAAAACAAAGCTAAAAACTGGGAGTACGGGTACAATGAAAAATATAATGTTGTTGTAATATCTAAAACTGGAAAAATATCAGATGTTATTTCTATAAATGGTTTAGCAATTGCCTTGCCTGAAAGACCAAAAAAAATACACAAAAGATCTGAAACTAAATCAGAACAATATTGGGAGTCATTTGAAGTCCCTTCTTTACTTAAAAAAATACCAACAATATTTCAATGGAATCAAACCTCGCCTAATTTTAAAAATCAGTGGGTAGAATATATTGAGTCAGAGTTTGACAAGAGAGATGAAGGTTTTTGGTTTATGAATAATGGTAAGCCTACATATATTACTGGTTCTCATTATATGTATTTGCAGTGGACTAAGATTGATATTGGATTACCAGATTTTAGGGAAGCAAATAGAATTTTTTATATTTATTGGGAAGCTTGTAAAGCAGATAAAAGAAGCTTTGGTATATGCTATTTAAAAATTAGACGTTCTGGATTTTCATATATGGGTAGTGAGGAATGTGCTAATATAGCTACAATATCTAAAGATTCTAGAATAGGTATTTTATCTAAAACAGGAGCTGATGCAAAAAAAATGTTTACTGATAAAGTAGTTCCTATATCTAACAATTACCCTTTCTTTTTTAAGCCAGTGCAAGATGGTATGGATAAGCCTAAAACAGAATTAGCTTATCGTGTACCAGCCTCAAAGATTACTAAAAAAAATATGTATGAAGAGGATCAAGAACAGATAGAGGGACTAGATACAACTATTGACTGGAAAAACACAGGAGACAACTCTTATGATGGTGAAAAACTAAAACTACTTGTTCACGATGAAAGTGGTAAATGGGAAAAACCAAGTAATATTTTAAATAACTGGAGGGTAACTAAAACTTGTTTACGATTAGGTAGTAAGATTATAGGAAAGTGTATGATGGGATCTACATCTAACGCACTAGACAAGGGTGGTAACAACTTTAAAAAATTATATAACGATTCTTCTACAAATCAAAGAAACTCAAATGGTCAAACTAAAAGCGGGTTATATTCCCTTTTCGTCCCAATGGAGTATAATATGGAGGGATTTATTGATATTTATGGTATGCCAGTTTTAGATAACCCAAAAATACCCAAGCTGGGTATTGATGGGGAAATGATCACTAAAGGTGCTGTTACCTATTGGCAAAATGAGGTAGACTCTTTGAAAAATGATGCAGATGCATTAAATGAATTTTATAGACAATTCCCAAGAACAGAGTCACACGCATTTAGAGATGAAAGTAAGCAGTCTTTGTTTAATTTAACAAAAATATATCAGCAAATAGATTACAATGATTCTTTAATAAAAGACAGATTTTTAACTAGAGGTAATTTTAGTTGGAAGAATGGAATTAAAGATGGAGAAGTTTTATGGAGTCCAGATAATAGGGGTAGGTTTTTAATTTCTTGGACACCTAAAAAACAATTGCAAAATAATAGTTATATTAAGAACGGCAGAAAGTTTCCAGGTAATGATCATATAGGTGCATTTGGTTGTGATAGTTATGATATATCAGGAACTGTTGGAGGTGGAGGATCTAATGGCGCTCTTCACGGAGTTACTAGATTTAATATGGATGATGCTCCTAGCAATGAGTTTTTTTTAGAATATGTAGCTCGTCCTCAAACTGCTGAGATATTTTTTGAAGAAGTATTAATGGCTTGTGTGTTTTATGGTATGCCTATTTTAGTTGAGAATAATAAACCTAGATTGCTGTATCATTTTAAAAACAGAGGCTATAGAGGGTATAGTATAAATAGACCTGATAAAGCATATAATAAATTGTCTAAAACTGAAAAAGAGTTAGGAGGTATACCAAATTCAAGCGAAGATGTTAAGCAGTCTCACGCTGCTGCTATAGAATCTTATATAGAAAAATATGTAGGAATTGATTTTAGTGGAGATTATAGAGACCCTGATTTAATTGGAAATATGTATTTTAGTCGTACTTTAGAGGATTGGGCTAGGTTTGATATTAATAATAGAACTAAGTTTGATGCAACAATTAGTTCTGGGTTAGCATTAATGGCTATACAAAAGCATTTGTATCAAGCCGTTAAAAAAGAGTCAAAAATAAAGTTTAACTTTGCAAGATATGACAATAAGGGAAGTTACAGCAAAATTATAAGGTAAATGCAAGATGTAAAAATAGACATTAATCCTATGGGTTTTCCAAGTCAGTTTGTTTCTGATTCAACAAAGAAGACTCTAGAGTTTGGATTACAAATAGGGCAAGCCATACAATACGAGTGGTTTAGAAAAGACGGAAATACAAATAGGTTTTACAATCAATGGGGAGACTTTCATAGGTTAAGACTTTATGCTAGAGGCGAACAGTCTGTATCTAAATACAAGAACGAGTTGGCGGTAGATGGTGATTTAAGTTATTTAAATCTTGACTGGACTCCTGTTCCTATAATTCCAAAGTTTGTAGATATTGTTGTTAACGGAATGTCAGATAGGATATTTCAAGTAAAGGCGTATGCACAAGACGCTATGTCTATGGACAGAAGAAATGAGTATCAGCGTATGATAGCTGCTGATATGGCTTCTAAAGAATTAATTACACAAGTAAATAAAGATTTTGATGTTAATGCTTTTTCTAGTAATGTAGATGAGTTACCTAACGACAGTGAGGAATTGGCTCTACATATGCAGATGAAATATAAGCCATCAATAGAAATAGCAGAAGAAGAAGCTATAAATACTGTATTTGAAGAAAATAAATATTTAGAAATAAAAAGACGTTTAGATTACGATCAAACAGTTTTGGGTATATCTGTAGCTAGACATTCTTTTTTACCTGGTGATGGAATAAAAATAGATTATGTAGATCCAGCTAATTTAGTTTATAGCTATACTGAAGATCCTCATTTTAAAGATTGTTTCTATTGGGGTGAAATAAAAACACTACCAATAATTGAATTGAAGAAAATAGATCCAACTCTTACTAAAGAGGATATGGAAGAAATTTCTAAATACAGTCAAAGCTGGTACGATTATCACAATACATCTCAGTTTTATAATAATAGTTTATTCAGTAAAGATAGCGCTACAGTTTTGTTTTTTAATTACAAAACCACAAACACATTTACTTATAAAAAGAAAATTAATAATGTAGGTGCTGAAAAAGTTATTGAAAAAACAGATGATTTTAATCCTTCTGTTGAAATGATGGAAGAGGGTAAGTTTAAAAAAGTTTCTAAAACTATTGACGTATGGTATGAGGGAGTTATGGTTATGGGTACTAACATTATGCTGAAGTGGGAAATGGCAGAAAATATGGCACGACCACAATCAGCTAGTCAAAATGTATATCCAGAGTTTATAGCTTGCGCACCTAGAATGTATAAAGGTGTTGTTGAATCTTTAGTAAGACGTATGATTACGTTTGCTGATTTAATTCAGATTACACATTTAAAATTACAACAAGTACTTTCTAAGGTTGTACCTGATGGTGTCTTTATAGATGCAGATGGATTAAATGAGGTTGATCTTGGTACTGGAGCTGCTTATAATCCAGAGGATGCATTAAGAATGTATTTTCAAACTGGTTCTGTTATAGGTAGAAGCTATACTCAGGATGGAGATTATAATCAGGCTAAAGTTCCAATTCAACAATTAACAGCTAGTTCTGGTCAGTCTAAAATACAAAGTTTAATAGGTACATATAATCATTACTTAAATATGATGAGAGATGTAACTGGACTAAACGAGGCTAGAGACGGATCTTTACCTAATGAAAATTCATTAGTAGGATTACAAAAAATGGCTGCATTAAATAGTAATACAGCTACAAGACATATATTACAAGCAGGTTTAAGTATTACTCAAAATTTAGCAACTGCGTTGTCATCAAGAATAGCTGATGTTTTAGAGTATGCTGACTTTAAAGAAGAGTTTATAAACCAAATTGGTAAATACAATGTTTCTGTATTAAATGAAATAACAAATTTATATTTAAGTGACTTTGGTATTTTTATTGAGGTAACTCCTGATGAAGAAGAAAAAGCAATGCTTGAAAAAAATATTCAAATGGCATTGCAAAGAGATTCTATAAATTTAGAGGATGCTATTGATATTAGAGAGATTAAAAACTTAAAGGTTGCAAATCAAGTTCTTAAATTAAAAAGAAAAAGAAAACAAGAAGCGGAGGAAAAAGCAAAAGCAGCTGCAGCTCAACAGCAGGCTCAAATAAATCAACAGTCTCAGCAAATGGCAGCTCAAGCAGCTATGCAAAAACTACAAGCAGAAACACAAGCTAAGGTTCAATTACAGCAGAGCGATATGCAATTTCAAGTACAGAAAATGCAAGGTGAGGCTTCTATAAAATCAGAGTTAATGAAATTAGAGTTTGATCTACAAATGAAACTTAAAGGAGTTGAGGTAGAAGCAATGTCTAAAAGAGAAGATCAGAGAGAAACTGCAAAGGCTGAAAGAATAAGTCAAGCAAATACTGAACAATCAAAATTAATACAACAACGTAAAAATAATTTAGCTCCAGTTAATTTCGAATCTAAGGAAGATAGCTTAGATGGTTTTGATTTAGCGGAGTTTGAACCAAGGTGATAATATTATGCAAAAATTAAGTGGTCCTCAATTAAATCAAGCTCGTGATGATTTTAATACTAGGGTCGAAAAGAAAAGTATTTTAGGTAAAAGTAAAAAAATTATATGGACATATAAACGTAGATATGGTAACATATAATTCCTAAAATAATATATTTAAATAAATGTTAACTTTACAAAAATAAAATCAAATGGAATTCAAACAAGTAAAAGAGGTTTCTCCAATAGAAGAGAAATCAACACAAGAAGTTGAACAGAATCTTTTAGATAAGCACGAAGAAAGTTTAAAAGTATCTGATGTCAATCAAAATGTTTCAGAAACAAGTGACACTGTAGAAGAAACAATAGTAGAAGAAACTAAAGTAGATCAAGATGTTACTGATTTACCAGAAATAAAAGATGAGGATGTACTTTCTTATATTAAAGAAAGATATAATAAAGATATTTCTTCAGTAGATGAATTGTTTTCTGAACAAGAAAAAAACAATCCATTGCCTGATGAGGTTTCTAAGTATTTAGACTTTAAAAAAGAAACAGGTAGAGGGTTTGAAGATTTTATCAAAGCTAATAAAAACTATGATAATTTAGAAGATGACCAGATACTAAAAGAGTATTATTCTTTAACTGAATCAGATTTAGATTCTGAAGATATTGAATATCTTATGGAAGATAAGTTTGGATATGATGAAGAGGTGGATGATGATAGAGATATAAAGAAAAAAAATATATCTAAAAAAAGAGAACTTGCAATAGCTAAGAAATATTTAAGTAAGCTATCGGAAACATATAAAACTCCTCTTGAGTCAAGTGGGGGTTCGTATTCGGAAGAACAACTTAAAGAAATCAATGCTTACAAGGAATATGTTCAAAAGGCTCAAACTGAAGTAGAGTCCAACAAAAGAAAGTCTGAGTACTTTCAGAAAAAAACAGATGAGGTTTTTAACTCCGAGTTCAAAGGTTTTGAGTTCAAAGTTGGAGATAAAAATGTAATTTATTCGTCTGGTGATGCAAATGAGATTAAATCAAAACAAGTCAATGTACAGAGTTTTATAAATCAGTACATAGGCGAAGATGGTTTAGTTAATGATGCACAAGGTTGGCACAAAGCATTAAACGCAGCAATGAACCCAGATAAACTAGCTCAGTATTTTTATGAGCAAGGAAAGGCAGACGCCATAGGAGATGTTTCGAAAAAAAGTAAAAACATTAATATGAGTTTGAGGCAAACACCTCAATCGTCTCCACAGAAAGGGTTTCAAGCAAGAGCGGTTAGTACAGATTCAGGAAGAGGTTTGCGAATAAGGAGTAAAAACAAAAATAATTAACAATTAAAAAATTTTAAAATGGCAGGACAAATTGCAGCAAATCCTACTTTCGCACTACAGCCTAGTGCAGAACAAGTAGTATTACAATCAAACTATATCACTAATTTTGATTTCTTAAATCAATATTTACCAGATACTTACGAAAAAGAATTTGAAAGATATGGAAACAGAACAGTAGCATCATTCTTAAGAATGGTAGGTGCTGAAATGCCTTCTAACTCAGACCTTATAAAATGGGCAGAGCAAGGAAGATTACACACTAAATATGTAGACGTAACTTCAGCAGCAGCTGCGGGATCGGACACAGCAGTATTAACTGTTGGTGACGTATTAGTGCCAGGAAGCGGATCAATCGCTTTAAGAGTAGGTCAAACAATTATGATCTCTGATAACACAAATGCTTCAGTTTTAACTAACAAAGCATTAATTACTGCGGTAGATATGGCTAACGCTCAAATCACTGTAGCTTATTATGAAGCAGCTGGTCAAGCAGTAGCAGCAGATGTTGTTACTTCTTTATTTGTATATGGTTCTGAGTTCCAAAAAGGAACAAACGGAATGCAAGGTCAATTAGAAGCTGATGATGATATTTACAGCAATTCACCAATTATCATAAAAGATAAATACGCAGTATCAGGATCTGATATGGCTCAAATTGGATGGATTGAGGTAACTACAGAAAACGGTGCAACTGGTTTCTTATGGTACTTAAAGTCTGAACACGAAACAAGATTAAGATTCGAAGACTATTTAGAAACAGCTATGGTAGAAGCAGTTCCAGCAATCGCAGGAAGTGGTGTTGCAGCAATCGCAGCAGGTGTAGCTTCAGGAGTTGGTAACAAAGGATCTGAAGGTTTATTCTATGTAGTAAACAATAGAGGTAATGTATGGTCAGGTGGAAACCCAAGTACATTAGCTGAATTCGATTCTATTATCCAAAGATTAGACAAACAAGGATCTATTGAAGAAAATGTTATTTTCTTAAACAGAGAGTTTGGATTTGATATTGATGATATGTTAGCTTCTCAGAATTCTTATGGAGCAAATGGTACGTCTTATGGATTATTTGACAATGACAAAGATATGGCATTGAACTTAGGATTTACAGGATTCCGTAGAGGATACGACTTTTACAAGTCTGACTGGAAATACTTAAATGACCCAACAATGAGAGGTGGACTACAAGGTGGAAAAATCAATGGTATTTTAGTACCAGCTGGTTCAACTACAGTTTATGACCAAGTACTTGGTAAAAACGCTAAGAGACCATTCTTACACGTTCGATACAGAGCTTCAGAAACTGAAGACAGACGTTATAAAACTTGGATTACAGGTTCTGCTGGTGGAGCAGCTACTTCTAGCTTAGATGCAATGGAAGTAAACTTCTTATCAGAAAGAGCTTTATGTACTTTAGGTGCTAATAACTTCTTCTTATTCAAGCAATAAGAATAACAATTTGTAATTTTTACCCTCGTTATAAAGACGGGGGTAATTATTACCTTTATAAACTTTAATTTAAATCAAATGAAAAACACAAAAAAAATAGTTTTAGTTAATAAAACTTACAAATTAAAAGGAGATGTTGCTCCTTTAAGTTTAATGATACCAGCTAGAAATAGCAGACGATCACCTTTAATGTATTTTGACGAAGACAAAGGAGTAAACAGAGCGCTTCGTTATGCAAGAAATCAAAAGAGTCCTTTCGAGGATGAACAAGATGGTAACGCCATCCTAGAACCTATCGTATTTGAAGATGGGTTTTTATTTGTTCCTAAAACAAATCCAGTATTACAACAGTTCTTATCATTACACCCATCTAACGGACATTTATTTATGGAGGTAGACAAAGAGGTTGATGCTACTGCTGATGTTGACACCTTAGATATGGAGCTTGAAGCTCAAGTATCTGCTAAAGGATTAAGCTTAGAGCTTATGGAAACCATTGGTAGGGTTGTGATTGGATTAAATGTGGACAAGCTTAGTTCGGCAGAATTAAAAAGAGATATAAGGTTATTTGCAAAAAGATACCCTCAAGATTTTTTAGAATCTCTTAATGATCCTTTATTAATTTTACAAAATAAATGTTCTCAATTTTTGTCTAACAATTTAATTATAATGAAAAATGAAAAAGATGTTTATTATAATTTAAAACAAAACAAGAAAAAACTACTAACTGTTCCTTATGGAGAAGATCCTTTATTTATATTGGCATCGTTCTTTCAAAGTGATGAAGGGCAGGCAGTATTCACTTTATTAAGTAATAGATTAAAAAAACTAGACGAATAAGTATTGCAAAATAATACAATTAATTGTTTAAATGTTATAGAGGTTTCACTAAAATGAAGCCTCTTTTTTTTTTCGTATCTTTGTTTAAATAACAATTTGAAATGATTAACACAGTAAGAGCAACAGTATTGTCGATTGCGAATAAAAACAATTACGGATATATAACTCCTAGTGATTTTAATTTATATGCAAAGCAAGCTCAATTAGATATTTTTGAAGACTATTTTTATCAATATAATAGTTGGATTATAAAGCAAAACGCCAGAGTTTCTGGTAGTGAATATGCAGATATACTAAAAGGATTAGTAGAGGTTATTGATAGTTTTTCTGAGACAAGAGGGTTGATTAATAATGGTATAAACTTATATAATCTTCCTGAAGACTACTACTTAATAAATAAAATAAACTATTATCCTAACGTTATATTTTCATCTACCAGCACAGCAGCTGGACTAAATACGCTTACTGATGCTAATGCAACGTTTATAACAACAGGAACTGTTGTTCCTGGACAATTTATATCAAACACTTCAGCAAATAGTATATACGCTGGATTTGGTGCATATGTAGTTAGTGTGGATTCAGAGACTCAATTAACATTATCTGGTAATCCATTTGGAACTGCAAGTACAATAGGTAATTCATATACTATTGTGACAACAGCAGGCATAAGAGAAATAGAAAGAGTTTCTCAAAATAAAATATTTTATTTAAACTCTTCTAGTTTAACATCGCCAAGCGTTTCATATCCTGCTTATGTTTTAGGAGGTGGTACTAGTACGGCTATTGGGAATACTATAACTGTATATCCTGAAAGTATAACTGGAGCTGGTAAAGTTTTATCACAATATATAAGATACCCGTTAGATCCTAACTGGACATATAGTACATTAACAGGTGGAGAGCCTGTTTTTGATGAAGGTGCGGCAGATTATCAAGACTTTGAACTTCCTGATTCTGATGAACCTAATTTAGTAAATAAGATATTGCAATATGCAGGTGTATCAATAAGAGAAAATGATATAGCTACTTTTGGAAATATTCAAGAACAAGAAGATAATCAACAACAATCATAAGAAATGGCATATATAACAGACTATCAATATTATGAAAACGGAGGGGTTAATCCTACGAATTCAAACTGGGGGTCATACCAATTTGTATCATTAGACGATATAGTAAATAATTTTATGCTAATGTATGTTGGTAATGACAAGCTAATAAACAATGTAGAAAAATATAATATTTTATTTCACGCAAAGCGAGGTATTCAAGAATTGAATTACGATGCTATGAAAGAAATAAAAGTTTTAGAACTAAGTGTTTGTGATCAATTAAGATATGTACTTCCACCTGATTATGTAAATTGGGTTAGGGTATCAATATATCAAAATGGTGTTCTTATGCCATTAACAGAAAATATTCAAACTAACTGGAGTAATGCTTACTTGCAGGCAAATGACTGTAAGATATTGTTTGATGAATATGGAAATATATTAAAACCAGAAAACTCTACTATAGATATGGATAGAATATCTGGTGGAAAGAAAAGTCTTTACTTAAATGCTAACAGCAGTCAAGATGGCAATATGGGTTACAATATAGATGGTTCTTGGTATTTTGATTATAGTGTTGGTCAACGTTATGGTCTTAACACAGAGACAGCTAACTCAAACCCTACATTTAAAATTAACAAGGCTTCAGGTGTTATAAACTTTAGTTCTGGAGCAGCAGATAAGCTAGTTATTTTAGAATATGTTTCAGATGGTATGGAGAATGGAGTAGATTCTGAAATAAATTTAAACAAACTATTTGAAGATTTTATTTACGCATACATAAAATATGCTATATTAACGAGCAAATACGGGGTGCAAGAGTATATTATAAATAGAGCTAAGAAAGAAAAGTCAGCTTTATTAAGAAATGCAAAAATACGATTAAGTAACATACATCCAGGAAGATTGTTAATGAATCTAAGAGGTCAAGATAAATGGTTGAAATAATATGCCACAGTTTACAAGAAATTTTATAAAAGGGAGAATGAATAAAAGCGTTGATGAACGATTAGTTCCTCAAGGTGAATATATTGATGCTCAAAATTGTAGACTTGGTTCTACAGAAAACACAGAAATAGGCGCTGTAGAAAACTCTTTAGGAAATACTAGGTTGACGACTTTAACTTATGAAGGTCAGTCATTAAGTAGTGAAGCAAAGTGTATAGGTGCTTATGAAGATGGAGGTAATGAAACTATGTATTGGTTTGTAAATGATCCAGCTAATACAAATTCTAGTACTGGAGTTGTAGATATGATTGTTTCTTACGACACAAAAAATGATTCTCTTTTTTATCACGTAATATCTACTAGTGTTTTAAATTTTAATGACAAAAAATTAATAACAGGAGTTAATCTTATAGATGGTTTATTGTTTTTTACAGACAATTTAAATCCTCCTAGAAAAATAAATGTTAGCAGAACATATCAATATCCTATAAGTGACGTTGATCAAATTACAGAACAAGATATAGGAGTTATTGTTGCGCCTCCATTATTTGCGCCTACATTAACACCAACTCAACAAGGTGGTGGAGAAAATTATATGAAAGAAATTATGATTTCTTTTGCATACCGATACCAATATGAAGATAATGAGTATTCGGCTATGTCTCCATTTTCACCTATATCATTTTCACCTGGTCCTTTTGAATTAAATTATTCTACCTATGATAATATAGGTATGGAAAATGTATATAATAGTGTTATTGTTAAATTTAATACAGGAACTAAAAATGTTAAAGGAATAGATTTATTATTTAAATCAACAAACTTTACAACAGTAAATGTAATAGAAAGATTTAATAAACTTGATCAGGGATGGTTAGATAATGTAGAACAAACTTTTCAATTTACAAATCAAAAAATATATACAGTACTTCCTGAAGCTCAAATGATTAGATTGTTTGATAATGTTCCAAGAATAGCTCAAGCACAAACATTAATGGGTAACAGGCTGATGTATGGAAACTATGTTGATGGATATGATATAACTAATTCTGATGGTCAAGATGTTTACTTAGATTATGAATTAGATTTAATTACGGAAAACTTATCATCTGATCAAACATCATCAGTAAATAGTGACTTTAACTATTCTATAAATGGTTCAGTAAATGTTATAAATGGTACTGCTAGTTATGATATATCTGAATATGATTTAAAAGAAGGCGCTCAAATAGGTATTGACTTTAATTTAGGTCATTCACAATTTTCAGGCGCATCAGAATATGTTGATGGAACAGAGCCTTTAAATGAGTTTGAGAACACATTTTTATACAACTTACAAGAAGACTTTGCAAATGCACACGACCTAGTAACTTCACCAGGTTTTGTTGCTGCAATATCTGAATTTGTAGCACCCTCAGACTCAAATTGTTTTCCTCCATTTTGTACAACAGGATGTACAAGTGGAACATCTATTACAGATTTAATTAACTGTTCGGTAGTGCCAAAAACAAGCTGGTATAAAGTAGGTTTTGGTTTATCGGGAACAAACCAAGGTATGTCAATAGGTTCTACACCAGGAAGCAACACATTCTCTTTAACAGCTCAAGCTATTAAATATGAAAAATATGATGTAAGTGTATCTCCTGCTGTTCCTTTAGGAATATTTGCATATGAATATTTTACTGTTCTTCAATCAGAATTTTTATATAGTTTAAGTTCATCTAAAAGTAGCTTACATAGTGACAGGGATTATGAGGTAGGTATTGTATACGAGGATGATTACGGAAGAGCAAGTACAGCTTTAGTCGATACAAATAATACAATATATGTTCCTTGTGATAATTCAATTACAAAAAATACAATAAAAGTTACTTTAAATAGTTACCCTCCTTATTGGGCTACTAAATACAAGTTTGTTTTAAAACCATCTAAGGATGAATACAGAACAGTGTACTCAAACATATTTTTTCAGGAAGAAGAAACGGGGAATGTATGGTTTAAATTAGAGGGTGATAATAAAACTAAAGTAGTTTTAAATGAAAACTTAAAAGTTAAGTCTGATACTAATGGACCTGTTTTAAGGTGTGTTAGTACAAAAGTTCTTGACTATGGTAGTCAAGTAGAGAATTGGTTGTGTGATAGAAATAGTGATGGTACTTTAGTTGATGACACTTGTGGTCAGCCAACAGGAGTCTATATGCAACTTAGACCAAGTAATTTTTCTGCTGCTTCACCAGAAAATGCTTTTATAAACTATGGAGAAAAAGGATGTAAAGGTTCTTATTGTGCTGTTAGATATGATGTTTCTATTCCTAATCCAGACACAACAGGACCTACAGATGAATTTATTCCATACACTATACCAGCGGGTAGTATTGTTCAAATAAAATTAAGAGAGCAAAGATATAAAAGAGGTAGCAAGTGTGGTAGCAGACAGTACCTATATGATAAAACCTTTACAGCTAGTCAAGACTATGATAGTATGTATGCTTTTGTTGAAGGAGATAATATTGACTTAACAAATGGTCAATCAGCTGGATCTGATAGTACTATAAATAATATAAACCAACCTAGTACTTTATACCCTTACTTTACTTCTTTAGCAAGTGGTGGTCAGTCTTATTACTCTTTTCAGACAGACGCTTCTAATGGTAAAATGTATTTAGTTGGACAGAACGGAACACCTCAATGTAATCCACCTGATAAAAGAAATTCTTATGGAAACATAGAGATTGTAGTTCAAAGAGCAACTACTCTTATGGTTTTTGAGACTGAAGCAAAAGATGCGAATACAGAGCTTTATTATGAAAACGAACAAGTATTTAATATATCTGGAGGGTATCATCAATCAGGAACTAATGACACTGATCAAGACCAAACAGTAAGCTTACCTGCTGTAGTAAATTTAACTTTTAGCAATTGCTTTACTTTTGGGAATGGAGTAGAATCAAATAGGGTTTTAGATGCACTAGCAACTCCTAGTTTTACTATTGGAGAAAAAGTTACTTCAGTATCTGAAGAACAGTATAAGGAAACTTTACGTTTTAGTGATATAACATATAGTGGAAACTATAACAAAGAGTCTAATATAAATAAGCTTAATGAATTTAATTTAGGGCTATCTAATTTTAAAACACTAGAAAGTTCTTACGGTCCTATTAGAAAATTACATTCAAGACAAACTGATATACTTACTTTACAGGAAGATAAAATATCTTACGTACTTGTAGGAAAAAATTTACTTTCTGATGCTGCTGCTGGTGGAGCTATAACATCTGTTCCAGAGGTTTTAGGAACTCAGTTAGCTAGAATAGAGGAGTATGGTATAAGTAATAATCCTGAGAGTTTTACATCTTATGGTTATGATGTGTATTTTACAGATGCAAAAAGAAGCTCTGTAATAAATATTAGAGGTGGTGTAGGCGCAAAGTCAGATAAGCTTCAGGTAATATCTTCTTTGGGTATGCGTAGCTGGTTTAGAGATTTGTTTACAGAAAACTTTAATACACAAAAGCTAGGTGGTTATGACCCTTATATGAATGAGTTTGTTTTAACAAATAACAATGAGCCTGTTCCTGTACCTCCTGTAGATAGAGATTGTGGATACGAACTTAGACAGAACAATTCAAGTGAGGCTGTGTCTTTTAATTTAGATTGTACTTCAACAATAGGTGATATTGCTTGTGTTTATAATTTTGATTCTGGAAGCGCAACACTTCTTGTAAATTATAATGGTGTTAGTGTTGTTAATCAAACAATTAGCGGTTCTGGAACTGTAACCTGGAATAAAGGTCAGTCTTTTCCAACTACTGCACAAGTTACTGTAACACCAACAGCAGCAACTTATTCTTTACAAATAGGTTGTCCTCAAACAGAAAATTTAACAGTAAAAAGAATAGTAATAAATTCTTCAGGAGACGCTACTTTAACTTCAAGTGTAAGATATAAGTGGTCTGATGGAACTACAATAAGCCCTTATCAAAGTGACAATGTTATTTTAGAAGAGGATGGTGTTTCTTTGTTTGAGTCTCAAACTGGTCCTTCTTCATTTGGTACAATACCACCTGATGGAGCAACAGTTACTATGCAAAACAGACAGTTAAGCGGAGATACATTTCCGTTTGACCCATTGTCTGATAAGTTAAAGTATTTAGTTTCAAACACAAACTATGACGAGGCTGATATAAATACATTAATACCTTTATTAAATACTGCAACACCAATTACCAATGTGGGTAGTAATACTTATCAATCAAGCTTTACATATACTAACGCATCTAATGATGATTATTTATATTTGGTTTGGGATTATAGAGTAGCTACGCCAATTGAACTTTGTTACAACGCTACAAGTTCTGAAGGGTCTTGTTGTGATTGTGGTACAGACGCTCCAGTTTGTCCAGATAGAACTTTAGTGTTCCAGGTATGTAATAGTAATTCAGCTAAAGATGATAACTTTGATGTTTACTTGAATAATAATTACATAGGGGCGTTAGACTTAAATGCTAACTCTCAAGTTGGTTCTGTATTTATTGCGACTACAAATACTTCTGCAACAATTACAAGTTCAGATTTTGTATGTCCTTTAAACAATATGGTAACATACAGATTTGATCCTAACTTTGTAGTAGGTGGAGCAAATACTTTAGAGCTTAGAAATACTCAAAACAATAACAATGGTAACTATGGTTCTATTGGTATGAGAAATTACCTTACAACGGGTAATAATTTATCTAGTCCTTGCGTAGTAACTGATTTAGTTTATTCAGGAGGTTCAGGTCAAAGTTTTACATTTAATTTTAGTTATGACGAATGTTGTCCATAAATAATAAATAATATGAGTTTAGTAAATAAATATATTGATTCTGTAAGTTTTTTAACTGCAACTGCGGTTTATGATGACGTAAACTTAACAGTAAAATCTGCTGATGGTTATTATCAATCTGGTGGTCAATACAGACAACAGGTTTCTGGAGCTTTATTAAGTTCTAGTGTATGTTCTGATTGTTTTACTTTTGATTCTTTAGATTATGCAGCTAGTAGTTCTAGTGACTTATGCTGTTTAACACAAACACCATCGCAATATTATTATCCTACTGGATCTACTTTCGCAAATACTACAAATATTTATACGGATGTAAACTTAACAAACGTTGCTCCAGATGGATTTTATAGTGAGCCAGGTGGTAGTCAATTTAGACAAATTAGTAGTAGTGTTCTTGGTTCTTTACAGACTTGTGCTACGTGCTATACATCTAGAACATTGGCTTTTAGTTCTGTTTCCGCAGTAGATGTGTGTTGTAATTTACCATCAAGTAGTACATACTATGTTGATTATGGTACTACCTTATTAACTACTAGTAGTATATATTCAGATACTTCAGGAACAATTGCAGCTGATGGTTTTTATAAAGACCCAACTGGAAATACATACAGAGAAATGTCATCTAGTGTGTTAGCAGCTCAAAATCCTTGTTCACCTTGTGGTGGAACTAACTCTTGGAAAGCTCAAGATTGTAACAGTGGTTCTGTATACTATTATTTAGATCAACAAGATGGTTATTTAAACAACAACTTAATTGTTTTACAATATGGATATAGTGTTGGAGATGTTGTTTGGGTAAGACAATCTCCATCAGGAGCTGTTGCTTGTGCTACAATAATAAGTATATCTTCAACTCCTCCAAACTCTAAAATAGACGAAGGAGCTAATAGTGGAAACGGACCTTATAGTAATTGTAGTTCTTGTTCAATACCTTAAAATAAAAATATGCCAAATTATACACTAACACATAGTCAAGACGTACAAGGATGGGCGTCATTCTATAGCTATTACCCTGATTTTATTATGGGTATGAATCAATACCTTTATACATTTAAAGGCGGTGATATGTATAGACATAACACAAACCCTATTAGAAATAACTACTATGGTGTTCAATATGATTCATCTATAACAAGTGTATTTAATGAACAACCAATTCAAACAAAAGTTTTTAAAACCATAGAACTAGAATCTGATTCTAGTTGGGACGCTACATTTCAAACTGATTTACAAGAAGGAAGCATAGCAAGTGGTTACTTTTCTTTAAAGGAAGGTTCTTATTTTAGTTTTATAAGATATAATCAAAATCAAGAAAACTTAAACCTTAGATCAACTCAAGGTGTTGGTACTTGTGCAAATGTAACTGGTAGTGTTGCTGCGCCTCCTTTAGCTATTGAATTTAATTTCTCTGTTGACTCCATACTTAATATAGGTGCAACAGCTTATAAAATTGATTCTGGAGCTTTAGTTGAGTTAGGTCCTGTAACATCAATATCGGAAGACAGAAGGGTTGTTACGGTTTTAAATCCCACAAATAACGCATCTGCTGGAGACAACATTGTTTATCTTAAAGACCCAGTAGCAGAGTCTTTCGGTATGTTGGGGTATTATTTAGAATTTACTTTAACAAACTCTGACACTACTGCAACAGAATTATTTTCTGTCAATAGTCAGGTCTTCAAAAGTTATCCATAGATTTTGTATCTTTGCTCAAATGGGATTTATAATAAAAAAATTAAGCTCAACTGATTACGAAGAAATTTTAGTAAATTGGTGGGCAGATTGGAGATGGGACGCTCCACCTAAAGATTTTTTACCAGAAAATGGAATGGGTGGGTATATGGTTTATGATGAAGAAATTCCTGTTTGTGCAGGTTTTGTTTATGTAACCAACTCAAAAGTAGGATGGTGTGACTGGATTATCTCTAACTTTAATTATAAAGATAAGGTAAAAAGAAAAGAAGGTCTTAAAAAGCTTATAAACTCTTTGACGGAGGTGTTAAAGAAAAGTAAATGTAAGTATGCTTACGCATTAATTAAGTCGGACAGCCTAATAAAAGTATATAAAGAAGAAGGTTACTTAGAGGCTGGTCAATATAACAAAGAAATGATTAAAATATTATAGTATGGCAGCAATAACATCAGCGGTTTTAGCAGTAGGATCAGCGGCTTACAAAGGTTTTTCAGCTATTGACGCTGCAAAAAGCCAGAGTAGAGAAGCAGGTAGACTAGAAGAGGAAGCTTTAGAGTTAGAAAGACAAGCTCTTGCAGATTTAGAACAAAACAGATTAGAGGCTGTTCAAGTACCTATGCAAATATTTGACACCACTAATCAACTACAAACACTGGAGGGGTCAACAATATTAGAAGCTGCTGCTGAGGGAGACCAAAGAGGAGTAGCTGCTACGGCAGGTAAAATAAAAGCCACGCAAGATGCAGCTAGAACAGAGGCGAGAGATACTATGGCTAAAATTCAAATGGATTTAGACTTACAAACCGCTAAAGAAGGTAACAGAAAGGGTGAATTAGTTTCGGGAATGAAAGACGAAAGAGCTATAGAGAAATCACTTGAGGCAGATGCAATGGAAGCAAATGCAAATGCTCTATCAGCATCAGGAACAAAAGATTTAGTTGGTGCAGGTGTACAAGCTTTTAGTGCTTTAGCTCCTGTTTTTAAATCAAAAGAAGGAGGCGTTGCTAAACAGCTTATGAAAGATGATCCTACCCTAACTGAAACAGATGCTTTAGCTAAAGCTAAAATAATGATTAAAGATGGAACAGCTCCAAAAACTGGGGTTGGAAAAGTTTTGAGTTCTTTAGGAGATGTAGGTAAAAATATAGCAAGTGGATTATCTTCTTTTACAGGTATTGGAGATGGTAAAGACTTTGACGAGTCTGGAGCTGGCAAATTAACAAGTGATATATTTTCTGCTGAAAATATGGCAGAGTTAGAAAAACAAGCTAAGGCAGCTGGAGTATCTATTTCAGAATTTATAGGTAATTTGTTTAAAAAGAAAAACTAATTATATGGCGGATAGATTAGATATTGCAAAATTAAAACTAGAGAAAGGTTTATTAAGCAATAAAGGAGTACCGAGTCAAGATTTAGCTACAGGTCTTCAAGGACTTTTTAGTGGTATTGATGCTGACGTACAAGCTAAAAGAGAAACTCGTCAAAAGTTTAAAGAAGAAAGCGCCTCAGATATAAGAGACCTTAGAGCTTTGAGGGCAGAAGCAGAAGCAGCTGGAGCTACAAAAGATAAAAGTTCTTCAGGACAAGGTATTAAGTTGGGTGATATACCAACTAGTACTACACTAGCTAACTGGACTCTTAGTCAATTAGATGGATTTATACAAGACTCTTACGATAAGCAAGAAATAGTAACCTCTGGTTTAGGAGGGCAATTTGCTGTAAGAGATTACAATATATTTAAAAACAATCAAAAACAAACTTGGCAAGCTGTAAAGGGTAGAGCTGATGCAGCAGCAGCAGAATTAGAAGAAACAATAAGAAGAGCAGAAGGCTATACTAATGATAAAGGCGTTTTTATTCCACCAGTTGCTGGAGCAGGAGAGGCTGCCTTTCAAAGATACCAAAGTATTATAGGAGACTTAAACAACACTAGGGTAAGATCTGGTGAAGATGGTATGGGTGTTGTTGAGGTTTATGAAACGGTGTTTGATAAAGATACAGGTGTTCAAAAAAGAGTATTAGATGAAAATGATAATCCAGTGATAAATAAAAATATCAGTGGAACAAGTGTAATGGCTTTGTTGAATAAACAAAATTCAAGATGGCAGAAAACAGACGTAATTAGTTCTGTAGAAAAAGCCTTTGGTAAGGACGTTATAGCTTCTTATGAAGCTTCTACAAACCATCCAGGTTATATAAAGGGAAGTAGCAGGGAGGATATCAATTAGATCCTAGTCAAACTGCAAGCGGAATAGTTGACGGAGTAAAAATTGATATGAATGAAACTGTATCAGTTAGTGTTTTAACTGGATATGATTCTAATGGAAAACCAATTTATGATAATGTTGAAGCTCCTAAATATATAGGGTCAAAAGTAGAGGGAGATGGTATTGTTGTTCAGACAACAGACAAACATAAAGAAGCAGCATCAGGAATTGTAAGAGCTACTATTGACGGACAGTTAGGTGTTAAGGTAGTTGAAGGAGAACCTATAAAACAATGGGATCCTTATAGAGATAGTAAAGTAAAATCTCAAGATAGAAAAAATAAAGGTGTAGATCTGTTTAAGCAAATCACTAGAAGTTATGATGGTAAGTCTGATGATGTTAAAAATGCAATAGAGAACCTTATGATTAGTAGTGGATTTAAGTTCAACGAAACCATATCTAAGAAAGATGAAGGTACTGTAGTTTCTCAAACATATCAAGTAGATAAAGGAGATGGAGTATTTAAATCATTTGAAGTTACATTACAAACTCCTAATCCTAAATACAAAGAAGGTGGTAAAGAACCTAAATATATTCCTATATCTAAAGCAGAGTACGAAGATAAAATGTACGAACTGTTTAAAGGAAGTGATGATAATAGTTCTGTTTCAGAGGCTAGAAAAAACTATAGCTCAAATAAAGCTAATAAGTATTCACCAACAGGTACTTTTAATCCCAAGGGCGATAGAGATATGTCTGTTAAGACTACAGAAAATGTAGAGGTTGCAGAGATTCCTGAAGTTACTGCAAATAGTGCAATAGGTGAAGGTAAAGATGCAGTGTCTGCTGTTGATTTTGTGGTTAGCTCTGAAGGGTTTCAAGACATAAAAAGAAATTGGACTAAAGGTGCTACTTCTAGTGAAGGATCTGCACTTGCAGACTCTCTTGATAGTGCGTTTAGAGAGCTTGCGAAAGCACAAGGAGCTAATCAAGGAGGTGATATTACTTTTGTAAGAAATGGTAAAAACATAGAAGTAAAACAAGGTGAAAATGTTATTAAAACAATAGCATATAATGTTAATGATGAAGATTTAAAACAAAATGTTCAAACAGCCTTAGACGCTGCAACAAAAGCAGGTTTGCCTGGAAGAGCAGCAGGAACTAGAAAGAAAACAACTGTAGGAGGAAATGAAGTATTTGTAAATGCAAAAGGAGTTGAGGTAGATGAATTTGGAGTGCCAATAAAAAAATAATAATAACATACAATAATGGAAGACGAATTATTATTTGAAACCCCTAATGGGTCTGTAATTACGGAGAGTGAAGCTAAATCTAAATATGGAGATAGATTTCAAAGTTTGTTAGATAGCGGAACTTTTAAACAAACAGATAAAACTGCTGGTAAAAAAGAAGAAGTTAAAATTGATTTTGATGTTGAGGCATTTTATATTAGTCCTAATGGTAGTGAAATAAAAGGAGCAGATGTTGTTAAAAAATATGGAAATCGTTCACAGTCTTTAGTTGATGACGGTACATTAAAAAAAAAAGACCCGTCTGTCGTTTCCACTGGGGAAGAGGCAAATATGGTTGGCACTACACCAATTCAAGAAACACCAGATACCTTATTGGAATCTGGAGGTCTACTAAATAATAACACAGAATTAAATTCTATTATGGTTGGAGAAGTTCCCTTCTCACAACT